GTAGACCTTGCCGAGCCTGGCGTCGTCCACGGCGCGCGGGACGCTGGGCGGCAGGCCCAGCTTCTGCCCGATGTCGGTGACGAGGTTCGAGATCTCTTCCCAGGACGAGCCGCCGCGCTGGCCCCAGGGCCCCTGCGTCGTCTCGGTCGGCGGCGGCCGGGCGGATACCCTCAAGGGGCTTTCCAGCCCGCCGGTGGGATTGGGGTCTTCGAAACCGCGGCGCTCGCGCACCATGTCCCTGGTGGTGGCCCGCGTGCCCGGCACGTCGTAACGCGCGCCCGGCTGCAACAGGCTGGCGATCTCGTCACCGAGCCGGCTTTTCTCGGTCTGCGCGGCGTCGATCGACGCCTGCATGCCGGGGTGGACCTGGTAGCCGGCTGAATATGGCGCGATGGCGACTTCGGGAGCACCAGTGCCGCGCACCGCGGTGTTTGCGGTGGCCTCGGTGGTGCCGGTGACGCCCTCGTTCCAGGCTTGGTTGACCGGCGATTTAAGATTGGTCTGCGCGTAGCGCCGGCCGGCGGCCTGTACGTCAGGGTCAGCCGCGCGGGCGAAGAACGGCAGCTTGATGCCCATCCGCTCGGCGGCGGCGACCACCTCCGGCATCACCTGCGAGTACGGCCGCAGCGTGCTTGTGATCTTGTTCAGCGGCCAGGACACCACGCCGGTCGCGACCGCGTCCTCGCCGCCGCGCAGAGCCGCGTCCTTCAGGCCCTGTGTCGTGCTCAGGTCGTTGTTGCCGCCCCCGAAGCCCCGGAGGGCGCTGACGCCCATGTCGATCAAGGTGTTGACGGCCGCGCCCTTGTTCGGCTGCACAAGAACGGATCCCACCGTTCCGGCAGCCTTGGCGATCGGGTTGCCGAGCGGGTGGGCGGCGTCGGACAGTGCGTTGCGCGACCGCTCCATCTCCAGCCCTTCGGCGTAGGGCCGGCCGCCCAGCGCCTCCGGCATCAGCGAATAGAAGCCGGCGTTGATCCGGTCGCCCCAGTCGCCGATGACGCCGCGGCCGATGGTGCGCGGCAACTCATTGGCCTTGCGCAGGAACCCGAGCACGCCGCCCTGCTCGTCGAGCTGCTTGTTCGCGATGTCATACTGGCTTGGCTCTGCCGGCGGGTACTCACCAGCGCCGCTGATCGGCACCGACGGCGCCCCCGGCGCACTTGGCGACCCCGCCGCCGCCGGTTCCGGCGTTGCGCTATCCGGCTCAACGATGACCGGGGGCAGCTCGGTGCTTGCCTTAGCCGACAGCACGTCATAGGCCTGCTTCACCTTGACGAATTGCTGCGACCCGGCCAGCTCCGGGTGGCTGTCCATCCAACCCTTGGCTTCCGCGGCGGTGAGGCCTCCGGCCATGATTACCTTCTTCCCCCGGCTCCCCGGACAATGCTGGCGGCTTCGTCAACGACGCTATCCCCGCTGCCGCCGCCAGCGCCAGCGGGCAAGGTGGCGAACGAATCATTGGCACGGCCGCCTTCATTGGCCTTGACCCGCAGCCGCTCGACGGTGGCGCGTACCACCGGATTGTCCTGCCCCAGGTCGGATGCCATCTGAAGCAGTCCGCTGGCGGTGCGCGATTTGCTGACGGCGACCTGCCAGGTCCGTATCGCGTTGAGCTTGTTAGCTATCATCTGCGGGCTGTCGGCTTGCGTCGGGATGAACATCTCATAGTAATCTTTGTATTCACCCTTGTTGATCGCTGCGCCTGACGCTAGCCGCAGGATCGGTTCGACCAGTCGCTTGGAAGTCTGGAAGTAGGACAGCGCATTCGGGTCGGCAGCGTTGATCAGATTATTGCCGGCGGTAGTGCCACCGAGTGCCTCGTTGGCCATAGCCGCGCCCCAGTTCGGCACCCTGGGCCGCTGCGGCAGCACGCCATTGGCGTCGGCACCGAGGTGGGCAAGCAGTTGGCCGCGCGCTTCCTTGACCTGCGTCAGCGCCACCATGGCGGCAGCGTCGGCCTTGTCCGAGGAGGCGTCCGACACGATGTCGGTCTGGATCGGACGCGGGCCGGTGGCGATGACGGGCGCCGGTGTGGCAGCGGCCGTAGCACCAGGTGCCGGCGCAGCAGCGGCCGTTGCACCGGCCGCCGGCTGTGCGGCGGTAATGCCGCCGAGCACTTCATTGACCTGTTGGGCGAGCCGGCCGTGCAGATTGTCCGGGATCTCGCGCGGCTGGAAACCCTTGAACACTACGATGCGGCCGTAGCCGTCGGACTGGATCTTGTTCTCGGTACCGTAATTCATTTGCAGGGCCTGGGCGATCTTGACCGCCTCCGGCACCGACATCCTGAAGTTTGGGTCGGTGATCTTGGCGGTGTAGTCGGACAACAGTTTCGCTCTTGCGCCCTCATCCTTCAGTGGGTTCTGCTCCTCGGCCGATATCGGGCCGGATAGGCTAAAACGCTGCCCAGGTCGTGACGGGTCTTCCCTTGACGCTACCGCCTGTCCGGTCACCTCGTTCTTCTCGTTGATCGGCACCCACATCTTGATCGGGTTCTTGGTGTCGTCGGGGCCGATGTGGGTCGGCATTCCCTTGCCGGCCAGGAAGTCCAGCTTGGCGCGCGCGTAAGGATCTGTCGGCACGCCGGCGGACGCTACGTTACCGAGAGCAGTTTGCTGCGACCATTGTTCAGGGTGAGCCATGATGGCGGCCTTCTGCCCGGCGATGGCCAGTCGGCGATCCGCCTCGGCTTTCGCCAGCTCGCGCGGGTCCGTGAACATTCCGTTCGGGACATCCGCGCCGCCATGGATTCCTGTCGTCCGGTCGGTCACCGACAGCGGCGCGTCCAGCACCGCAGGCGTGGATATGTCCGCGGCCGTGTAGGCTCGCGGGGCCACGGCCGCCGGCGCCGTTGCGGCGTCGACGTTGTTGACCGCGCCGAGCGTGGCGTCCCATTGCGCCTTGTCCTGCTCGGCCTTGGCGCGCATCGCCTTGATGGTTTCGATCGTGTGCGTGAACGCCGCGGCCTTCTGCGGCGCGCCCATGATGCTGCTGGCGATGCCAGAGCCGATGCTGCCCCAATCCTGCGAGTTGTCGTTGTAGACGTTCATCGATCCCATCGTTCGCCCCTATGTCTGCATGCCCGACGCCATCGCGCTGCCGAGACCGCCGCCGGCGATCTGCGCGCCGGCGCCGGACAGCGCGCCCGCGGCCGAGCCACCGTACTGCGTAATCTTGATCGGCTCGACCGCCTTGGCGACGTTGTAGGCGGCAAGCGCGCCGCCGCGCTCGTTGCCGGACAGCCGGATGTCCTGGCCGCTGGCATTGAGAATGCTGTTGGCGCGGTTGGTCAGACCAAACTGCGAGCCGCCATAGGACTGCACGTCGGCCAGTGCTGCGATGCGCTTGCGCGCCGCGATCGCCGCCTGCTGGATGTGGCCCTGGATCGCGGACTTGCCTTCTTCCGAGCCGTTCTCCTGCCCTGAGAACATCGCGCTCGCGATCGCGTTGGGGTCGCCATTGGCCTGCGCCGCCACCTGCTCCGGCGTCAGCTCGGTGCGTAGCCGCGCCGCTTCATTGGTCTGCGCCTCGGCCTGCTTGCCGGCGGTCAGTTCGTCGAGCGCGCCCTCGCGGCCGGCTTCGGCGTTCTTGCGCAACTGCTCGTCGCGAGCCTGGAATTCCTGGCTCTGCCGGCGCTGGTAGGCAACCCACTGGTCGTTGGCGGACTGCTGCTGGTTCGCCATCTCCTGCTGTTGCTGCATGTTGTAAACCGACATGCCGATCGAGAAGGCCAGACCAATCATTGAAATCGGATCACACATGGTTTGGCCTTAAGTGCTGTTGCTGTAGGTGATGCTATTCGAGGTGCGGCCGTTCGGAGAGTTAAGCGCCGAGTTGACTGAGTTCTGACCGTACACCGGCGCGATTGCGGAGCCGAGGCCGATCGCTATCGGCTTGAACATGGCGTCGAGCGCGCCGACGTTGGGCTGCGCCAGCTGCGCATTGGCGACGCTGTTGGCCGCGGTGTTGGCGGCGACCGTTGGATCCTCGGTGGAGTAAAGCTGATTGTAGGCCTGCTGCTGTTGCGCTGCGATCGACTTGCGCAGTTCGGCCGTGTCGGTGTCGGCCTTGGCGCGAACACCGGCCTCGTTGACGCCCATCTGATTGGTCAGCTTGCCCTGCACCCAGCCGGCGGCACCGGAGCGCAGCAGGCCGGCGCGCGACAGATCGTTCTCGGCGGTGCGCTTGGCCTCGTCGTACTGCTCGGTGAGCTGCGGCATGGTGTAGTCCAGCTCGGCCTTCTGGTATTTGTTGTAGAAATCGTCACCGAAATTGTCGTTGCCAAACATGGTGTCGATCACACCCTTGCCCTGGTCGAGCCGGGCCTGGCGCTTGTTCTCCTTGTCCTTGGCCTCCTGGGCCTGCTGCATCTCGAACTGGACCATTTGATTATTTGAGGGACCGCTTTTTCCTCCCATGATTTCAATCCCTTAGATCTGTGTGGTGGTCGTGGTCGGGTCGATCGGACCCTTGAACAGAGGCGACGGGCCCTGACCATAATCCGCCCAGAACGACGGCGCCGCCAGCACTGCCTTGGCCGCGGTTCCGCCCGCGCCGTCCTCGGTCGTACTGGTGCCGGACACGCCTTCCGGCAACTGCGTCGTCGTATCCGGCACGCGAGCCTTGGCGGTGGCGTCGGCCGCGGCCTTCTTGACGTTGATGTTTTCCTGGTATTTCGAGTAGTCGATCGGCGCCTCGCGCGCGAGCGAGACCTTCGCTTCCTCGGGCGTTGCGTAACCGGATGTGTCTGGCGGCTGTTGGTAGTAGTTGCCGCCGCCGCCGCCTTTGCCGCCCATGGTCAGGCCCTCATGTGTTCGTTGTCGTCATTTTGCCCTTGGAGGCCGAGCCGCTCTTGAATTTGCTGGCGTTGCCGGTCCAGTACTTCGGCGGGTTCAGCACCGAGCCGCCGAGCGTGGATCCGGCGGTGTCAGTGTTGACGCCGCTGCCGGCGCCGCCGGGAGACGCAGGATCCGCCGCATCGACGCCGCCGCCGGATATCGATGGCGCCAGGGTATCATTTTTGGGCGGACCGGGATCGCCGACAGGTGCGGCCGGTGCCGGCGCTTCCACCGCTGCCGGCGCGGCCACCGGTGCCGGTGCCGGTGCGGGCGCCGCCGCGGCCGGCGGGTTCTTCAGATTGCCGCTGTTGTCGTACTTGTCAGGATCCCACATGTTGTTGTCGAGCACGGCGTTCATGTAGTTCGGATCAACCTGATAGCGGTAGAGATCTACGCCCTGGTTTTGCATCTGGGCCTGTAGCGCAGGATTGCCGCCACCGCCGTCGCCGCCTTTGCCGCCCATGTTCCGCTCCTATACGACCGTCTTGATGGAGCCGCTGGTGCGGCCGGTATTGCCAGTGCCCTTGCCGGTGCCGCCGACCCAGTACGCCGGCGGCTTCAGCACGGTGCCGCCCAGCGCATCGCCGAGGCCGCCGGTGCCGGGCGCGTTGTCGGCAGCGCCCGGCGTCGCCACCGCGCCGCCGGCTGCAATCGGATTGCCAAGCGGCGTGTGCGCCAGCTTGTCGGCCGCGGCTTTGTCGGCGGCGGCTTGCGCCGCGGCGGCGTCGTCGGCGGTTTTCTTGGCGGCTGCGGCTTGGTCGGCGGCCTGCTTGTCGGCGGCCTTCTGCGCCGCTGCGGCCGCGTCAGCCGCGGCCTTGTCGGAGGCCATCTTGTCGGCCGCGGCCTTGTCCTCTGCGGCCTTTTTGGCGGCTGCCGCCTGTTGCTGCTGCATGTAATAAGCTTGCTGCCCGCCGTCGTCGCCGCCCTTGCCGCCCATGTCACACCTGTCCGTTTACGGTCATGCTGCCCTCAGGCGACGCGGCCTTTTTCAACCGGTCCTGCCACTGCGCCGGCGCTGCGGTCACGGCCTGCGCCATCGCGTCCCCGGCTCCCTGTTGCGGCCCACTGTCCTGGATGGTTTGACCGCTGCCTTGTTGCTGCGCGGGCGCAGGCGCGGCCGTGTCAGTGCTGCCGAAGGTGGCGGCTTGCGGGGCGACGTCGCCGCCGGAAGGAGCTTGCGCCTGTGCCGGTGCCTGTGCCGCCGGCGCGGCGTCTTCCGGCCAGCCGCCCGCCGGAGCTGATCCCATCGCGGTCCAGAACGTCTTGCCCAGGTTCGTGAATGGCCCGCGCAGGGCTTCCACCGCAACCTTGTCGATATTGCCCTGCGAGTAGTCACCGCCCAGTGCTGGCCCCTTGCCGCCCATCACAGCACCTTTCTGAAAATCATGCCGACCGGTTCGGCACCGAAATGTCGACCGACCATGTTCATCAGCGAGTTCTGCGACGGCAGGCCGCTGCATATCGGGAAGTTCATCACCTTGCAGCCGTCGGCGCGCGCCATCTCGATCGCCATGGCGACCAGCCGCCGGCCGAGATCGGTGAAGCGATATTTCGGATCGGTGTAGGTCTCGTCCATCACCGCCATCGGATCGGTGAAGACGCCGAAGGTGTGGTAGCTGCACAGGCCGGCGAGCTCGCCGGCGTCGCGCGCGATGACGTAGACCGCGTAGCTGGTGCCGAGCGCGAACTCCAGATAGGTGCGGGCGCGCTCCTCACTGTAGGTCAGATGCTGCGCCCAGCACGACCGATCGAAGAATCGACCGAGGAACGCGGCGATCTCGGCGGCGTCTTCCTTGCCGGCCGGCCGCAGCTCAATGTGCGGCGTGCGAACCGACCGCTTCTTCCTGGCCGGCGTAACGTGCATGTTCATCGGCTAACCACCGGTACGAGATGAAGTCTTCGCCGCTTATACCATAGCCTTGCAGCCTGCCTTCAGGCTTGGCCCCGATCAGGTGCATCAGGCTGGCGACGTCGTCGCGGCCCGCCAGCGCCGCCGCCTCGACCCGGTGGTAGCTGGCCGAGTGCAGGAAGGGAATTACGAACCCGCGGATCTGCCGGAGCATGGCTATCACCGCCCTGTACCAAAGGTCAGTACCGAAGGCGAAACCGGCGCCGACGCCCCGCCTGCGTTCGATCATACCCCAGATCGCCACCGGCCCCTCGACCTCGTCGCAGGCGGCGAAGCAGAATACCTTGTGCCGTATCAGAAGGTCCGGCAGCCGGGTGATATCGGCCCCGCCGGCCGCGATCTCCAGCGCGTCCATGTGCCGGAGATTCTGAAGCACATGGCGGACCTGGCTGCGGTCGGCGGGGACAATCTGGATCATCCGCTCTCCGCGGTCTGGTAGTGCACCACCATGTTGGAGAGGGTTTGCGGGCCGGCGTCGCGCGAGCGCAGCCGCAGGCTCATATGCGTGGAATGGCCGTTGATGGCGAAGCGGCCTTGCGCGAAGGTGGCGCCGTCGAACGAGCCGACGAAATCCTCGGTGTACTGGTCCTCGACATTGAAGGCGCAGGAGACATCCCACGGCACGCCGGCGCAGGTTGCGTCCAGCCCGGTGAAGGTCTTGGCGGTCGCGACCTCGTTGCCGGCGTGGAACGGGAATATCAGTTCTACCGGGCAGTCGTCATAGGTCGGGCCGTCGTCCGAGATACCACCAAAGGCATAGACGAGGTTGTGGTCGTCGCGCACGACCACACGGTTCTGGTAGATGCACGCGGCCGTGATGACGAAACCGGCGTCGTATTCCGACCAGGCGGTGATCTTGGGGCCGGGGAAGGCGCTGAGGATGTAGATCCGCGAGGTCGGCGGCTCGCCCTCGTACTGCACGGAACCGGGCATGATCACCCAGAACCGGCCGGTGACCGGCTGCAACACGGCGATCGCGCCGGACATCCAGTCGATGCCCATGTAACGGAACAGATCCTGGAACACCGGATCCAGCGGGCTGCCGATGTCCGACACCGCGGCGGCCAGCGAGGAGTTGCGGGCGCGCAAGCTGCGCACACCGGAGTGCGAGAGGTACATGACGTCGCCGGAACCGTACTGCATCACCGAGCGCCACGCCAGCGTTCCTGCTTGTCTCAGCGTCTGGACGTACTGGTTCTTGGTGAAATCCGGGTCCATCACCCACAGCTGCACCGCGGACGAGGAGAAGATCGCGAGCTTGTCGTAATAGACTTCCAGCGCGATCGAATCCGTCATGTCGGAATCGCCCATCGACAGGTCGACCCAGTTGGTCGGGGCGGGCGGCGCCATGCCGGACCAGTCGCCGGCATTGCCGACGGCCGAGAAGTACAATAGCGACCCCTCGACGGTGTACATCTTGTTCTTGTAGGTGCGGCAGTAGAAGCCGCGCGCGAGCGGCAGGTCGACGCCGTCATAGTAGCGGCCGACCGTGCCGGCGCCGTCCTTCCACAGAATGGTGAACACCTTGTTGTCGAACAGGTCGTAGTCGATGATCTCGTAGATCGACGTAGTGGCCTGGCCGAGCACGCCGACCGACCAGATCCCGCCTGGTGGCTCGGTGGTGTAAGGGCCGTTGGGACCGAAGGTGTAGAGCTTCTGGTTGACCTCGACGAGGCCCTTGCTCTGTGGCGAGCACTCCCAGAACGGCACGAAGGCCATCCGCTTTTCGATCTCGCCACCAGGAGTGACGTGACAATTAAGCATACTTCGTAAAGTCCCCGCGGGAGCGGTCAACTCGCTCCTACGTAGATCTAAACCTGCAGCGAAATCGGTGATTGTAAAATATGGAATTGTTCAACCCTTTCAATGGGTTATGGCACATGCTTCCAACTTCGTCTAGCTCTAGCGGCGTCCACTGTTTTCTTAGCGACGTGCGGCCATTGCTTGTACAGCCCCGGCTTTCGCCATGGCCACGCACGGATGGCGCGCACATCCTCCACAGTAAGTTTAGCGTTTGGTTTTAACTCGCCGGGGATGCCTATCGGCGTCCATTTACCGTGCGCAGTGCGATCGGCCGCGTTCGACTTCGATGTGTCGTAGCGGAGGTTTTCCAGCCGGTTGTTGGTGGGATCGCCGTCGATGTGGCACACCTGCATGCCGGGCGGCGGTAGCCCGACGAACGCCCGCATCATCAAGCGATGCACCAGATGGGATCGACCGCGCAGCGTGACCTGTGGGTAGTGCTGACCGCGCCGTCCGCCGCCCATACTGATCTTCAGGATCTTCTCGGCCACAGGCCGACCGGTGCCGAAAGTGTCCTTACGCGCCAGAGATTTCACTCGCCCCTGATCGGACACTTCGTATTCTCCCTCGTACCCGAGGACTGGTTTCCATTTTTCCATCCCCGAGGCATACTGTACTCACCGTTACATGTCTATGACGGAATATAATCCAGGTACGGGGTCTGTCGCCACTTCCTGTCGGGGTCGATGCCGCCGCGTTGGTTGCCGCCCATGTTGTAGTTCTGCCGCTTGTCGGCGCCTTGGTCGGCGAGCAAACGCCGCAGATAGTTCTGCGCCTTGGTCAGCTTCATCGGTGCGGCTTCGCTCTTCTGCGTCGCCATGATCTCGGCGGCGGCGAACAGCACGATGCATTTGGAATCGATGATGCAGGTATCGGTCGGCGCGATCAGCGGCGACAGCGGGGCCTGGCCGTCGAAGCGCAGCACCATGTCGCTGGAGGCGGGCACCGGCAGCAACTCCAGTTGTCCGACTGGATTGGTCACCGGAGTGCCGCTGGAGACGTCGACGGTCGCCACATTGCGCCAGCGTTTCGGCGTGCCGCGCGGCGGCGCGCCGTGGACCATGTGCGCCTGAATGCCGTAGGCAAGCTTGTTCCATTGCCCGGCCGCGCTGTCGGCAATCAGGATGCGCTTGATCTGGTCGAACGCCATCGACGCCGGATAGGAGTAGGTCGCCTGCCCCTCGGACAGCGGCATGTCGACCCAGAGCTGGAGATGCTG